CTCAGTTTGGCTTGTTTTTGAACAACGACACACTGTTTATTACCCTGCACTACAATGACATGATTGATACCTTTGGTCGCAAACTGATGTCAGGTGATGTGATCGAAGTTCCCAACCTTAAAGACTACAATCCACTAAATTCTGCATTACCCGCTGCACTGCCTAAGTACTATGTGATTCAAGACGCTGCGTATGCAAGTGAAGGCTTTTCTGTAACTTGGTTGCCGCACTTGTGGCGGGTCAAAGCAACGCCGCTGACCGATGCACAAGAATACAATAGTATTACCAAAAAGCCTTTTGTGAGCGAACAGATCTGGGACAATGGCAACTACTATCCAGCTGGATCCATTGTGAACTATGGCAATACTTACTATCAGGCACAGGTCAACACCCCAGCCGATATAGCTATTACCAACACTACCTATTGGCAAGAATATGCTCCGCCTACCATTGCCGATGTTCAAGGCACACGCACCAAAGACACTGAGATCAACGATGCTATCCTTACTCAGGCCGATGTTGAAGTTCCGTTGAGTGGTTACGATACTACCAAGTTTTACATTGTTCCTACACTGATAGATGGACAACCTGCGCTGGCCCAAGATGGAAGTATGACCGCAGACGAGACAACCACAGTTGACGGCACACAGGGCGGGCAAGGTACTACCCCGCGTGCTGAGGGCTACACCATGGGCTATCTAACAGGCAGCGACGAAATTGCGCCCAACGGTTTGCCAGTCACACCAGGTGTTGCATTTCCTCCCAACCCTGTGGCAGGTGCTTATGTATTGAGATTAGACTACAAACCTAATCGTTTGTTCAGATATGATGGCGTTCGTTGGGTCAAAATTGAAGACAGTGTGCGCACTGATCTTAACAATGGTCCTGCTAACAAAACCTTACGTTCTAGCTTTGTGAACAACACAGCTACTGTTAACACTACTGATCGCGGACCGATGCCAAGTCGCCAAAGTCTCAGTGAACTTCTTAAACCCAGGGCCGACAACGGCGGTTAATCATTATGGCACAGCAATATTTTTACGACGCCCAAATCCGGCGTTTCTTGTTACAGTTTACTAGAATTTGTAGCAACTTTCAAATTGAATACGGACGCGAAGAAGGGTCTGATCAAGCTGCACTGCTGCGTGTGCCAGTGCGATACGGCGATGCCAGTCGCAATGCACAAACTATCATTCAAGAAAACTCAGCATCTAGCATGCCCAGCACACCGCTGATGACATTTTATGTGTCTGCTCTGGATTATGATCGACCAAGAATGCAAGAGCCGTATTTTGTGAGCAAGGTCAATGTGCGTCAACGCACCTACGATCAGGACACAGAGACCTACGAAACAACTCAGGGCAATGCATTCACAATTGAACGCTTGATGCCAGTACCGTACAAATTGGGTATTACCCTGGACATATGGACCAGCAATACCAATCAAAAAATGCAGTTGTTAGAGCAAATGCTCACGCTGTTCAACCCCAGTTTAGAAGTGCAATCCACTGACAACTATATTGACTGGACCAGCCTAAGTGTAGTAGAATTAGACTCTACACAATGGACTTCGAGAACAATTCCCATGGGCACAGAAAATCCTATTGACATCGCTACGTTGAAATTTAGCCTGCCCATCTGGATCAGTTCACCCGCCAAGGTTAAAAAGCTAGGTGTGGTTGAACGTGTGATTGCATCCATGTATGACGCACAAGGTGACTTGCAAGATGCAGTGACCAACAATGATTTATTACTAGGTACTAGAGTCAAGGTCACTCCTTACAACTACAAAGTTGTGCTGATTGGCAACAAACTGCAATGTTTACAAGATAGAACCATTGTGGATCAACCCAACAGCAGCCTGATTCCTCCTGATCCAGTGTCCACTAGCAATTTACAATGGCCAGCAGTGGTCAGTGTGTATGGCGTGCTGCGGCCTGGCATTAGTCAGATCAGATTGGAACAACCCAACGGAACTGAAGTGATCGGAACAATCTCATTGGATCCCAATGACGAACGCTTTATGTTGTTTGACGTTGATCCTGATACTGTACCACAAAATACTCTAGCAGCAGTTGACGCTGTGATCAATCCACAAGCCAGTGCTCCGTTAGACGGTCTTGACAGTGCCCTAGATGGACAACGATACTTACTGACTGAACCCACTGGCAATGCCGAAAACCAATTCAATGCCGCAGCCTGGGTTGGTGCCAATGGCAGACCACTAATAGCAGAAGCCAATGACATTATTGAATACTCTGGCATGTATTGGCAAGTAGCATTCAACGCCAGTATCCTGCCAGCGGGTCAATACGTCACAAACCTGACCACAGGAGTGCAATACTATTGGACTGGCGAAATGTGGATCAAGAGCTACCAGGGTATCTATCCAGGTGGCGAATGGAGCATTGTTCTTTGAAAGCGGTGGGTGTTTGGTTTCGATCAAAAAGTACAGGTCGTTACTTGTACTTGATTCGCAACGACAACAAAAATCCTGGAGCTTGGGGCTTGCCTGGCGGCAAAATAGAAACTGGCGAAACACTGCTGGGCGGCATGGAACGCGAATGCACTGAAGAACTGGGCAGCTTTCCCGCCTACGAAAGACTCATACCACTAGAGAAGTTTACTAGTGCCGACGGGGCGTTTGAGTATCATACTTGGGTATGTGTAGTCGCTGGTGAGTTTACACCTGTGCTCAATCACGAGCACCTGGGCTGGGCCTGGATTGATGCTGGAACTTGGCCGCGGCCCATGCATCCAGGACTGTGGAACACCGTCAACATTGAAGCTGTACAAAGCAAAATCCTGCTACTTGAGCAGGATTTTGCAGCACGTTAGGCCTGACTTTCTTGGAACTGCAACTGGATATCTCCAGTTGGGGTTGTTATTGTTGCCAGTGCTGTGATTTGAATAGCCAAGACTTCGGGACCATTTGGATATGTACCTGTGCCTGGTACTGCACTGGTACCAATCTGTTTGACTGTGTTCAAGTCCAGTAAACCAGAGTTTGTGGTGGAAATTGGAATAGCAAACAATCTTTCGCCGCCGTTCAATTCTGTAGTAATAGCAGTTACTGTTATTGCCAGGTCGTTGGTTGTGGTTGAACCACCTAGTGCATTGCCAAGAATTTTCAGTGTGTCTCCCACTGCATACCCTGTACCAACTGCTTGCACAGTAATTTGCGTGGTGTTCATGTTGTAAGTTGTGCCAGTGGGTGTAAGCTGCACAGTTAGGTTGGCACCTGAGCCTGAACTTGAAACGTTGATTGGTGCCAAGTTTGCAAAAGTTTTTATACCCCCGCCACTTGACACTTTTGTGCCTGATTTGGTAAAACCGCCTGTGGAACCAAACGGCGATGATGTCAGGCCGCCTGTGGTTTCGCCAGTGTATCGAGGTGATGTGGCAAACTCTGTAAAACTAGGTTGGAATCCGCCAGCCAAGTTGTTGAGTCCAGACCAAGCTGTGTTGGCACTGTCAATATTGTTGGGATTTAAAATTCCTTCAACCAAGTATCGACCAGCACTGATGTTGACGACCATGTTGGTCAACGACAACTGCGCACGGTTGATCAAGTCTCGTTCGCCAAGTTCTCCGATAATGCTATTGCTCACACTGGGGGCAAGTCTCATGCAAAACACAGTTTGTTTGGTTCCCACTATGACTGGCAAGCCATAATTGATTCGGTTAAATGTAAACTGATAACCCTCGTCGTCATCAAAATTACCATCCATGATTACTGAACTACCCCAGTGGTTGACCACTGGCGTGCAGGTGTTGGATATCAAGATAACTCCAGAATTGTCTGCATGACTGGCAGCAGCACTGGATGTAAAACTGCGGCTTTGTCCCTCAACCCATTGAGTAAATGTTGCTGCTCGAGTGCAACCTGTCAAGTCATTGCCTGTTTTGCCTGAGTACTTGATCACTTCAGAATCAATCATCACAAACACAGGATAAGTTACACTGGCAGGTGGATAGTCTGTGGCGTCGCGCAAGGTGATTGTGGTCACAGCATCATTGATAGCGCCATTTAGGCTAGACACCGGAGTTTCGTTGATAGCTTCGTAACGTGCAGGCAAGTTGCCTGAACGCATGTATGCTTCGTTGTTGCGGTTGTTGTTGGGAATACGATGAGCCATTATAAACTCACCATTCTGTCCACGAACACCAAACTGCACATAACCGGCACCGTACCAGCTGTATTCAATCATCAACATCTGCATCTTGCTTGAGTCAATGGTATATCCACTGGCGCCTGTGCCATCTAATGCGTCAATGTTGAAATTGTTTTGACGAATACGTTGTTCGTTGCGCAGGTTCATCTTCACACGAGTTTGGTTGCTCACACCACGGAATGGTGGTACCACAGTCATACGATTCTGATTCAGCACTGACGTTACTGAGTGTGTCATTCCCTTGATAACAACTACGTCACCGTTGTTGAGTTGGTCCTGAAAACGGCAAGTGCCGTCACCGGTCACAAGGTTGGAACCAGTGCCTACGCTGACCAGGCCACTGATCTGGAATGTGCTGCTGCGTTGAACAACATTGAGACTTTGTCCATCATTTTCCCAGAACAATCCATTTTGATCATCAAATATACCAGCACGGATGGAACTGCCGTGCCAGCCAGTGATGTTGACTCGTGGTTGAGTTCCCAATTCAGGAGTTGCACTGCCCAGGGTTTCTTGTGCTTGCACTACAAAACTTATGTCGCTGGTTATGCTGGTAACAATATAGCCAGAATTGTCGTAGCCACTAGTGGTGATCCCTGTGATTGCAACTTCTGCTCCTGCATTGAGACCATGCTCAAGATCAGTTGTGACTGTGATATTGCTGTTGGCTGGTGTTCCGTCTGACACCAGTGTTGCTATGTCAAATGTTGGTTTGAGCATGGTACCTGATGAAAACAAGATACCTTTACCAGACTGATAACGAAAGTATTTCTTGGTTTGACGTATTGCACTGGCACCGCGTGTGGGTGATCCAGCACTCATGATGACGCCGCCGTCAAACGGTCTTGGCAAGAATGTTGCATTTGAACGCACATTGATCACGCCTGCTAGTGATCCACTGACTGCTGCACCTGTCTTGGCAGTGTAGGTAAATGTTGTTGTGCTGGGTACACTGACCAAGAAAAAACTACCTTCTGCATAGGACTGGTTTGTGCCTGCACTTAAACTTACCAAGATTGGTGTGCCCGGCACAAGTCCATGAGCATACGGGGTTGTCACAGTGATTGTGCTGGGGTTTGCACCATCGCTGGTGATAGATGCAATGTCAATGTCGGCACCGGTGTAGGCAAACGCTTGCCGAATGCTGGTATCTGTTTGATTTAGCGGAAATCCAGGTTCAAGACTTGGACTTCGGCGAGGATAGTAACTGAAATTGTCAGTGTTGGCTTGACTCACAAAGTTAACGCCTTCAGTGTTGGAGTTTTGTGTGTTGAGTGTGGCCACATAGTCTCCAGCAGCTATGCCCGTAGATTCAGCGTTTACTGTGACTTCAGGTAGTGCGTTTGATCCACTGGAATAGAACACGCCAGTCATACGAATCAACGGAGATCCTGCTCCTGCACCTGACACTGCTGTGGTATTAAACTGTCCGCGTGTAATAGTCTGCTCACCGTTTACTGCTGTGCTGACTGCGGTCATGTTAACCAATTCTACATTGCTGGACATTTTTTGGATCACTGATCCAATTTCAAATGTGTTTGCCGGGGTTGTGTTGTACCACCCGCGTGTGAGTTGTAGTGTGGTACCATCAGTAACTTCAAATACTCGTGCCATTTCAAGAGAACTAACTATATGCACATCGTTGCCACTGTTTATATCAGCACCGCCACCATTGGTATTGTTGGTTTGACGAGTAACTGTCAACGTATTAGCAGATACGTTGGTCACTGCCATGGTTTCGTAAACTCCAGCAGTATCTGTCTCAACAATTGTGTATGAACCATCTACAATGCCTGCTGCGTTGGCAACTATCACTGTGGTGGTAGCTGTGCTAGTGATTGATGTAGCAATAGTTGTGGTCACGCTGGCTGGACGTGCAATGATCAACACATTGTCGTTGGCAGCAAATCCAGTAGTACTAATCACAGGAAATGTGCGTTCTGCGCTACTGTCAACATTGGCAGTCACATAAGATGTAACAAATGCCGCAGTATTTCCTTGAGTTTGACTTGTTATTAAACCATAGCTGTTGGCTTGCCAAGTTGGTGTGCCTGGATTGCTGAGTCGCACAGAAGTGTCAACGTTGGAAGTAATCACGTCGTCACCACTAATCAAGCTCACATATCCGTCAGTGTTGTAAAGAACGTCTAGTCCAATATCTTCATAAAAGTTGGGAATGTTGTTGGTCACAGCAACGTTCTGCCACTTGGTATTTTGTAAACCATATTCAAAGTCAGCGTCAATCAGGGCTTCAGGCTCTGACATACGTGCTCGACCAATGGCATCTTGGCCAAATGCCCAAGGTTTGGTTTCAATGTCTCGGCTCTCAATGTATATGCTTAATTGGTCGCTGCCGCTCATCAAACTGGTGTCAAATTCCAGACTTAGTGTGGTCACACCAGCATACGCATAAGGAAAATCAACTGTGCCACCTTGCCCAGACCAGGTGACTGTGCCGCCTTGTGTTTGACTACCAAAATTGTAGATGCTGATCTGATCTGTGGTATTGTAAATGGCCAAGAAGTCGGCTAGATTGTAACGTCCAGGGACCTTGACTGTGCCCAAACCTGATGTACCAGGTGTAAAGACGTATTCGTAAATTCGTTGTCGTGCCATTTTTATTAAACTCCAAATATGATTTGATTAGCTGTCAGTGTCGCTTGTGTATTGTTACTGAATTTATCGTAACTAATGGTGCCCACTGCAATTTTGCTGTCGGTTACTGTGGCATCGCTGGGTGTACCGGTGTACAAGGTGTCGCCAAAGATCAAGCCGAAAAAAGGTGTAAGTGCTGCCGGAGGTGCAGCAAAACTTATTGTTGCTCCGCTAATGCTGAATCCAATGCCGGGATTCAATACCACATTGTTCAAGCTCACCATCATGGCGTACGAAGTTGGGGGAGTAAATGCCACTCCGTCAACCGTGATGTTGAACGTGCTGACAATCCCGTCAAAGGTCAGCGCATCCATTTTACGGTACTGTCCCGTTTGCGGTGTATTACCTAAATATGCCATTACATTCTTCCTACAACAATTTCAATTATGCCTTCAGTGCCATCAAAGTTTACCAGTGCTTTGCCAATCACACTGCC